TGCTGCAAGGAATTTCTTTTCATCGTAGTTTAGTTCTCTTCTTGTAGATAGTGTTATCATTAACTCTGGCATAGATAAAGACTTTTCTAGTTCATCATAATCTTTCCAGATACCCAGCAAAAAGACCTCAGCCTCTAACTTTGCTAAATCTAGTTCTTCCCAGGATGATCCACTATCTACTGCTTGCTTTTTCACTGGCTCTTCTGACTGATCATTAATCTTAATACCAGCAGTAACATCTAAAATATCATAGATGTCCTGTAAACTAACATACTCCTCAAGCATTTCTTGAGTATGGGTAATTTCTGGTCTGAACTGTTTCATACAGATTCTTGCACATTTTGATAGTGCAATGATCGCATCTAAATCACCTTGAGCATTTCTAACCTCATCAAAATTATCCATCAATTGTCTGAGATATTTTATTTTTAATGGAGACAACTCTATTTCTACCCCATCTTGAAGAGTAATATTTTTTGTATTATATACTGTTGTTGCCATATATATAGTATAACAGAAAGACCCAGACTTTTTAGGGTCTGGGCCAAACTGTATATATTAAGTTGTATTATGCTGAGACTGTGCGGTCTACGATCTTACCGTATGATGCATTGTCATTTGGAAGAAGACGGAATGATACTTCGAACATTGTCGCTTCATCTCTCTTTGCTGATACTGATACGCTCTCGATTGAAAGTGCACGGTATGCAACGTAAACACGCTCCACGTTTAGTGCTGCGTTTCCAGTTCCTGGACCAACTGCTACCAAACCACGCTCAACTGGGACATCTCCGATGTCTCCTGCTGAAAGGTTAAGTGTTGGGTTTGCTGAAACTGTTGCTAGATCTGAATCCTTACCTGCGATTGCAAATAGAAGATTCTCTAGTGTTGATTCTGCGAATGTAGTATTTAGGTTTACCTGCATGCCTTGCTTGAACAACTTAGCAACGTCAAGTACCTGGTCTACTGCTACTTCACCGAAATCTGGCTGGAATTGAATTTCCAAACCATTCATTGTGTATCCAACGTTACGGAAATCAGCGTCATCTTCAAGGGTGTCCTTGAATGATGTACCTGCTACGTATGCTGGAAGTGCTGAATCTACGAGTGCGCCATCTTCATATGTGAAGAGTGCTGCTGCACCAACGATAATATCGTTAGAACTACCACGTGTATATGCCATATTTTTCACCTCTTTTTTTTCTTTTGGATTAAAAGGGCTTGTTTCCTCAAGTTAATTATACTACCCTTTTTAAGGAAGAATTCCCTCTTCTACAACTACATCTTTATTATATCTTGGTCTTACTGCTGTGGAAGCATTTGTCTCAGCGTACCTGTTTGATGATTGATGGTAGTCGTAGTCAATAATTATCTTGTTACCCGCATAAGTTCGGGCTGTTCCAAAGTCTACTATATCTCTTGCCTCTTCTAATTGATAAATCTTAAAATCATGGAAGTAGAACTGGCAGGTCATTCCACCTATAACCTTTTCTCTTGCCCAAACATTTATGTCTTCTGCGCTTTCATCTCCACGATCAAGTAGTCTCATCACTGCTTCTTGTATCTGAATCATCTTTAAGATTGGCTGATTACCAGAAGCATAGAAATAATACAGGATTTGCTCACACTTTATGTGTGGGAAAGCGCCTCTACGCATCTTAAACATTCTGTCATACACTGCCATAGTTCCTCCATCTGGGAACTGAGTCTGCAGTGTCTCAAGAGTGGATGGTCCTGTTGGGAAAAACGGAACATCTTCTAGATCTGTTAGTAGTTCAATTTTTTCTTTAAGGTATTGGTTTATCCATAGAACTGGAGTATTTAGTGTTGATGTAGACATTAACTAGCCACCGATGCATTGACGACCCAACGATAACCTGCAGAGATACCAGTTGACTTTCCGCCACGCTTGCCCTTTCCTAAGTCTTTTTTGTAAACTGATGGGTTTTCAAAATACTGCTTTAGATTGCCACTGTTTAAAAATGCCTGAGTAAAGTATCTACCAAAGAACATATCAAAGGCTTTTTCAAATTCACCTTGAGTATTACCTCCTGGGTTTTGAACAAGAACTGGCTTTTTTGTATAAACTATCTGTCCGTCAACTTCAAACCTCAAAGCGTCTGTATTCCTTGGTCTTATTACTACAGGTGTGCCTGCTTCCATGATGATAGCCTTGTCACGAAATGGTGCGTTAGAGCCTTCCTTAACTGAGTTAGACTGCTTAAACTTTGAAATAAAAGAAAGTCCTAGATTGCTAACTGTATAGTCTATGTCAAACAATCTTGCTTCTGGACTTCCATTCTTATACCACTCGTATACGTGATGTAGTGTGTCTGGAGAAACTCTTGCATTTGTATCTATAAACTGCGATGCAATCTCAGATACATCAACACCAAGGTTGTTTAAAAAATCTTTTTTACCCTTTTGAACTCCCTCAGCAAACCCAGTAGAATAGTCAATTATATTCTTCATGTCTTTATTAAACTGTCTTGCATCAAACTTTATCTTAATCATACGTCTACCGCCTGATTCTCTGATCTCCTTATAATTAACTTATAGTATTCTGTTGATCCAAAGGGTCCTACAAAGGGGTCTTGTGTTGCAATTTCAAAGATAGTCGACTTTCCTGCACGGGGACCAGATGTCTCTATATATATCTCATTAGAGTTTTGGTCTCTAATATTTGTTACTATAACATTTGTAATTGAATTACTAGCCTCAAGACTTGACATTCTGATATCTGTTTTTACTCTTCCAATCAAAACCTTGTCCTGTGTTATATTTACATTAGGAGTTAACTCTTCTTTAAAGGCTCCACCTGCTGATGCAAAAGAACATGCAATGGTTCTATCTTGTATCCATGTTTTTTCTACGTTTCCGTATATACCCTGCTCAACTATTGGATGATAAACATCTGCAAGCATCGGAAAAGCAAAGTCTGGTTGCTCGCATATCATTAAATTATCCCTGGCTTGACAATGGTTTTAACATATTTTTCAAGTATTTTGTCTACCAAGAAATTACCAGTGCCATTAAACATTGTCTTATCGAACTGAATCCTAAACTGATCTGTGTTGTATGCTGTTATGTATCTCTTGTAATAGTCTAACTTACCACACCTAAGATCTTCAATCAACAACTTCTGAGCATACTGAATATCTTCTGGAACATTTATGTATCCATGGTCAACTACAAATGTGTAATCATACCCTGAAGGAAACCCTATTCCTTCATATCCATAATACCCAAGATCTCCGCTTGCAACTGGAAGTCTTTGAGCCGTTGACTCGTATCTATTTAGTTCTCCAACATGTATTTTTTGTATTGCAGTCTTATCTGGTGTTATTACATATTCATATTTATTGATATCTGGAGTCGATCTGTCATAGACTAGTTCGTTATTCTCATATACCTTAAAAATTCTATAAACCTTTTCCCATAGAGAAAAGTAATCTGAACCGTTTCCAGTTCCAACTATTGTTGTCTTTTTATTATAAAACCCTTCTGGAACAAATGTATCAATAATTGATCTTGCCACTAATTCTAAAACCGTATATTCTGCAATCTCTGTTGCAGTATTTCCTAGTGTATTTGGGTCTACGTATGGTCTTATTAGTTCATAGAACTCTTCGTGAATTAATTGCTCACCCTCGCCAATATTGTAGATCTCTACTCTGTAGTTGTTATCATATCTTCCAGGTAGTTCTATATTGATGTTGTCTCCTGTAGACCAACCACTAAAATCTAAAACTTTTACTGAAAGGTCCGCCATATCTGTTACTATTGCATAAATATCTGCATTTTCGTACCCTGAAGGTACAACAAAATTTACAACAATGTCATCATATGGCGGAACTCTCAATATCTCCATGAATTACTTACCGAATTCCTTGGCAACTTCTTCTGGTGTTGCTACTCGAATGTGTGAACGAGTAAGCCACTTTTCAGCAGCATCCTTATCAACAATGTTATAGCCACGGTAAACTTTGCCTACCTCTGACCATGTAACATTCTTTGTTGAATAAAGTGCTATCTTTTCTTTAACTTCTGCAGCCTTTTCCTTCTTCTTTCTTGGAGAGGCAACTGCTGCTGTAGTAGCACCAATAACTCCCTCTTCGACTGCACCAAGAGCCTGAACTTCTTCAGGTGCATGATATGCAGGGGCCTCAACGACTGCTTGAACTTCTTCTACAACTGGAGTTTCTACAACATACTCGTGCTGTGTCATTTCTTCAACATGCTCTTCGACAATAGGTGCCTCAAAACTTGGTGCTTCAAAAACAGGTGCTTCGTGTGATGTTTCTTCTACAATTGGATTTTCATTAATGTTTTCCATAATTCCTCCTTGTTAGTATTATATCATTATAAGTAATAAAGGGGAGTAAGAGCGTTAACTCCTACTCCCCCTAATTTTTACTGTTTACAGATTATGCATCTGCTGCAGCGTCTGCCCATGAGATAGCATCCTGCTCTTCCCATTGAATACCGAAGCGAACGAAGACTGTATATTCTACAGTGTCCTTCTTTGGCTTGTATTCACGGTTAACAGTGATGTCTCGCTGGAATCCCCATACACGGTTCTGAGGGAATGTCAAGTCGACATAACCTGCAGGGTAGTAAGGAACTTCCTGAACATCAATTCCGAGAACACGTGTTGTACGTGCTCCACCGAATGTCTGTCCAGCGCCATCAAGGTATGCTTGACGGTTTGCAGCAGTACCTGCTGGACGGTTAGCAAATGCTTCTGCTACTGCGTCTGCAAGTGTACCGTTGTTCTTGATGATTCCCTGGAATGCATCTGTACCAGCATAGAACTTCAAGTTAGACTTGAGAGCACGATACTTACGTGGCATTGCAAGAATGATCTTCTGCATTGCGTCTGTTGACCATGTGTCATCAGCAACTGTTACAACTGCTTCATGTGCATCTCCATCAGTCTTAACGCGGTTTACGAAACCTTCCATGATTGAAAGGAATGCGTCTGAACCTGCACCTGTTCCGTTAATTGCAAGGTCTTCGATATCATTACCGAAAGCATTTGTCATCAAACGAACGATGTGGTCTTCTAGTGCTGCACCTTCGATGTTATCTTCTAGTGCTTCTGCAGATACTTCCCAGTCAAGACGAATCTTCTTTGTAGTCAATTCAACCTTTGAGAATGTTGCACCTGCGTTTGTGTAATCGCCAACTGCTTG